CCCCTTTCATGTACTTCTAACATGATTCTTTCGGCTCGATCTTGTGGATGATTGAAAATTTCTTGTAAAACATATACCACAAAATCCATTGAAGTAAAATCATCATTGTGCAGAGCCACAGCAAAATTACCAGGTCTATTTGGTTCTTTTTTTTCTTTAGGTGGTCTGTCTATGACATCGGCATCATTCGACCGGTCCTGTACCTTTTTCACCATCTACACATCCTTGCGAATTATATCTACTCTGTCTCCATGTATGTTTGCCTTCATTATATCTCAACCATACTTGATTTCCTGTTGGATCACAAAATTGTACATATATTTTATCGTTTATAGTAAATAATCCCGCTCTACTGAAACCTTCTATTGGAGGTAATGTCTCTATCGCCCGTAACCATAATGGAGCCCGAGGTTCTAACGCACAAGAAGAAATTAAGACAATGAGAATAACTGTCAGTATCATTTGAATTAGATTAAGGCTAATTAAATTCAAAATTATTTTTTCTTTTTTATTTTTATCCACCATTATGTTACATCTCTTTCCCATCGTGGATTATCGCCCGTATCTAATTCATTGATTTTTTTTCTTTTTCCACACATAGGACAGGACATTTTTTGACCTTTCCTGTAAATCATATCAGTTGCATGACTCCACCAATTATGACATTCACCACACATAAAATGATATATTTTTTCCATCGTAAATGAGTGATGAGTGTTCATCTAACCTCCTACACATTGTACTATTTCTCTAGAACATTCTATCCATTGAAAGCCAAAAAATACTAAGGCTAAAGGTAATGCTCCGGCCACGTATGCCGCGGCGAACATCCAAGGGTATGGTGATTCTTTTGCATCTGTCAAGAACCCGAAAGCACCTTCACGAATAACATATAACCCGTCCATTGCTACATCAAAATTTCCCACTACTTCAACTGCATTTTCTAACATATTTCTCCTTTCAAAACCTTTTCTTATTCTCTAGTTATATTATATCACAGGTATAGGGAAAAGTCAAGTGTTTATTAATTTAAGATGTGTGGGATTTTTTCTGATATGGGGCCGTAGAGGTCATTCCAAATTGTTGAAAAAACGGTATCCACTTCATCTCTTTTTAATATTAAGAAATCACCATAGGTGTCAATGATCATGTAGTTACCGCCTTCTGTAAATTTGCGGATGAGATATTCATCTGATTCATCAAGATAGTCTGTCAAATCAATAAGTTCTTGGAAGTCTTTTATGTTCATGACTATTTAGTGGGCTTAACCTCCCAAAAGGGTTTCAATTTACTTCTTTTTTCACGTTCCATAATTAGTTTTCTTGCTTCTTTGTTACGTTTATTCCACTCTTTTGCCCGTTCTAAAATAGCCTCTTTATTCTCTGTGTAATATACTTTTAAGTATTCTTTTCGGTCTTCATCATGTTTCCATTTCTCGGCAAGACGGTCTTTGTTCTTTTCATAGTATTTCCGATTAGCAATTTGTTTTCGTTCTTTGTCCGTCATAACATGCCGTCTGCACCACATTTTGCGATGAAATAGGCATCAACAAGATCACTAATTGGATTTTTTACTTTTGTTGCTGTGGGAGTTAATCGTTCTTTGAGGTCAGTAGGGGTAAGAAGTTCACCTACAAAAGCTTCATACATCACTTCTTTGTTTGCATTACCCTTACCTGTTGCAAACTTCTTAATAACAGTAGGGGGAAAACTCTTAAATGGTACTTTATTTTTCCACATTTTGTGCTTTAGTAATCCTGTATTTTCTGCTATTGAACGAACACCAGCTTGTGCAGCAGTAGCAAAGGCATACCCCTCAAGATACACTTCATCGCAACCTTGAATAATACGATATGCCCAACTTGAGAGGTTATCGTGTCTTTCTTCTTCACAATTCCATTCAGGATAGGCTTCTCCTCTTATATTATCTATCCCACACCGGGAGGCAAGTTGTCCTTGTCTTTTGTTATTAAATAGATAATGTAACACACACCTATCAAAATCAAAATATCCACCATTTTCTTCCTTATATACACATATTGCTGGTGATGTCAAAGAATAGTCAATACCCGCTAACTTCTTCTGTGTCATCTTCCCCCGTTTCACTATCCACTTCAAGGTAGTGCCCACAAAAGGCACAACTTTCTAACCCATCCGTATCATTTGTCAAAATATCATATTCTTTATCACAGCCGTCACACAATATACTGACTGTAGCATCTCCATCTTCCCAGACTATATTTACTGGCATATTTCCATCTCCTGCCTTTAGTTTTTATTTGGAACCGGTACTGTTAGTGCCCGTTTTCCATACATTACGTTGATGGGAACAAGAAACACTTTTAGAGTAATATTATCGATCTGTATAAATCGTTTATCTCTAAGAATATTGATACTTACGGTATCACCGATTTTATATTTACCTAATTGATCAGCAAATTCAACATCATTGTTGATAGCTACATCATTAATACCTATTATGGTGTCCCAAGCCTGTAATCCTTTAGGTAGTGGATTAGTTGGTTTATTTTTATCACTTATCAACAAGCCGTAAGTATTTGGGATTGATCTATTTATGCTAGGATTATCCTTTAATATTTTCTGTCTTTGTTTTTCTTTTCCATACAAAGGGATAATTGAAACTCCTAATGCCGGGCGATTTACCTCCCCTGTTGCTAACATCTCAGCAAGTGAGTGTTTTGCAACATCAGCCCTAATCGCTATTCCGACTCCTGCATTTTGATTTGTCCTAGATACAAGTAATGAAGCAATTCCTACAATTTCACCCTGTTCATTAATTACAGGTCCTCCGGAATTTCCTTTATTAATTGCGGCATCTATTTGAATCGACTTAATGTAAGGATGTCTTGCATATCTAGTTGTACTAGAAATAATACCTCTTGATAAACTCCACGCCATGCCCATAGGATGACCAAATGCAAATGCTTCGGCTCCTGTATATATGTTCTCATCATCAGCAAACTTTAAGTGTGGAACTTTTCTGGTTAGTCCAATTACTTTAAGTACTGCTAGGTCTGCTAATGGATCTGTACCAATTACTTCTACTTTATATTCATGCCAGTCGTCTTCATCCCAGTAATACATAAGCAATGTTTTCTGTTCATACACACAATGAAAATTAGTCAATATATGACCTTGTTCATTGATGACTGCTCCAGAACACAATCCATTTTGGGCGGTAACGGGTGGATTTTCTAATTTGTTAATCGATAGTAATACTACTGATTTTCTGACTTGTTCGACAACTTCTTTAGTGATGGCTTGTGCCGGCTCACTAAAGAAAATTAATATAGAAAAGCATAACAAAAATACTCGCATTAACTTTTCCATTTTTTCCTTAACTTAAAAATTTATTTGTGGAGTCTCTTCTTGTGGTTCATTTGGTTGCTCTGGTATTGAGTCTGATGTCCCAGAACCATTGTCTGACTCCTCTTGTTTCCGCGTACTTGTTTCATTATCTCTTGGTAAATCTGTTTTAAAAAAAAGTGGTAAAGTTTGCCACTCTCTAACGCATTCCATTGCTTTAGTCATAAAAATATTTCCTGACCAATCAGGATCACGAACCATTTTAATGTATTCTTCTAATGTAAGTTCTTTTCTAATTTTATCCACTACACAAAAACAATGTACTACCATTTCTCTTTGTGCCATAACGTTTGGTCTGTGGCCAAGAAGAGAAGGATTGGTCATAACTATCCATCTTATCGTTCCTTGATAACATGCATTTGTTGTGTCCCATAACAATTGAGTTGACCATTTACCAGAGTCTAATATCTTCGGGAATCCCCCTGCGGTGCGACTCTGGTCTACAATCGTCTTATTATCTTCAGCTCTTACTTGATTCAACATCAACAATCCACCAACCAAAAATAATACCATGAACAGTATTGAAGCAAAAATTGCAATACGATAAAACGTTTCACCTTCATTAGCCTTCATATGCGATATACCATAATAAAATGATTATTATAAACAACTCTAAGACAAGAGCGGAATGATACCACACCCATCTGGTTTCGTAAAGACTTCCATCTTCTTCTTCTTTTTTTACTTTACGTTTAAAGAACTTCTTTGTTTCATAGACTATATCATTTATTCGTTCTCTAACTCTATCTCTAAAATCTATTGACATTTATTCCCCTAAAGTTTGTTGTTACAATGTAACTTGTGGAGAAATATCAACTATTTCACATCCTTTCTCCGAAGTACATGCAAATTCCTGACTAGCACTAGTAAAATCTTGTTGTTCATAATTTGATAAAGATGACCAATCAACATTTTTTGGCATTTTATTTAACAATTCAGTATACTCTTCTTCAGTACAATCTTGATATGGTGCTTGTTTATATGTGTGATCACTAAATGGTAAGAAACTAATACCACTAATGTCATCAAAATTTTCATAGACCCAAGCGGAAGTATTTACCCATTCATCTTCCTTGACAGATACAGTTACACTAGGCTTATGTTCACACCATTCTTTTGCGTAAGTGTGCCATAAAGACAACTGTTTCCATGCGGTCATATCATTTCTACAAATTGCATTTTTAGGGCTCTTTGCAGGAAATGAAAAAACTGATGTATGTTCAGGCTTTGTAACATCAGGTTCATTTGGAAAACCTTCAGCCTTCATCATTTTACAAAGAGGATCTTTATTATCGGCCCGTACAGTTCGTATATAATAGGGATTATGACGAGCATGAATACCACTAGCACTGTCAACGAGCTGAGAAACAGTTCCACTAGGTTTAACACAAGTAATCGATGCACTACGTTCCACGCCCAATTTCTTTGCATATTCAACATTAGTTTTTACTGCTACTTCTCTTAATTCATTTAATAATGTTTTTATCCCATCCTTTGAACCGTTGGTCAGAGGAGAGTCCATAATTCCGGTAAGACTAACTCCGAGAAGTCGTTCCTCTTCACAATTTCTTTGCCACTCTTTGGAGAGGTATTTGAAATTTGTAAGGGTAGATTGAAATGTGCCAAGGATAGTTGCAATCCGAACTTTGTCTCTGAGAGATGATCGAGTGTCGTTGCTCCTGACGACAACTTCGGAGAGGTTGCAGAATTGTCTGGATCGTAAAATGATTTCGCTGCAAGGATTTGTGCCGAAATCGTCTCGGACCAATCTTCTCTGAATGTATGTGCCATTGTTATCCTTTTCTCTAGTATTTAGATCATTTACATGATATTTGCTTGCTAAGCCATTGTAAATACCACGTTCTCCTGATTTGGAATCATAGAGAGATAACCACTCTCGCATGAAAGTTCCTGCATCAGGCTTTTCTTTATAATTAACA